TTTGTATTATGATATTTTAATACGTATCTGGGAAGATATTTAGTGGGATGATAATGGAAGGTGGTCCTAGATAGAGTCCATACCGAATCTCGTCACCGCCAGCAACATAAATGTCGATGGCGGAATTTGAATCGCCGCTAGTGCCTTGGGAATTTCCAAGCCAGAAAAATAATGATCCATTAGATCCAAAGTCATTTCCAACGAGATAGTTTTCTCGAATGAATGCCTGTTGAATCATCTTGAATTTATACTGACTGACATAGGGAATCTCAAATTGCAAAACGTTATTAGGCGCAGTGGTCAATTGGCGTGGTGGTGATGTCATTGCATAGTTAACTATGGGCGCGGAGTCGGTATATTGTCCATCATTGATGGTTGCTAGAATTGTTCGTTCTTGGGCTGTGGTAGCGGCCATGGTGGGATTAGATATTGCGTCTGGTGTATAGACGACATGTAGAACCTCAGATGGAAACTGTTCAATGGCTCGGGATGCTGGTGCGACGTTGTTGGAGTCTATGCTCACGCTAGATGCGGTGAACAAGACTTTAAAACGCCAAGATCCGCGTTGTCCGCGGAACATACATGCGTACCATGAAATAAGGCCAGAGTTACGATAATAGGAGCCACCAGCTGGAGCAGCAGTTGTATCCGGTACAGGTGTAAAGAGGCACCGGGATATGTCTACAGCTCTAACAGGGGATGTAGCAGTATTACCACGCATGTTCAGAAATCGTGTGTAGCGTTTTAGCAAATCAGAGATATTAGTGATTTGTTCGCCAGTTGGATAATCAGCAGGGCCGGGTGTACATGGGGCCAAATAATGAACTTTTGATTGGGCATTTGAAATATCATGTTGTGGTGAATATACACGGAAAGCGGTTGAAGGTTCCCATGGTACGACAGAAGCGTTGTTTTCGTTGTAAGAATGTAGTGCATAGTCGGGTCCACCACGTTTGAAGAGGTTGATATCAACAGAAGTTGATACACCGGATGGAGCTACTAAAGGATTAATAATGGTCATAGTCCAATAGCCGGTAGCGAATGTCAGTTGGTTAGCTAATGGTTCAACACCATTAGGAACACGCAACATAGGTGTTGGGGCTATATATGGGATATTAACAATATATTCGTGTTGGCGGTCTCCTAAATCGATGTATAAACCACTCTGGGATGTTAGGTCTTGAACAGAGGATAGATTTGGGGCTGTTATGCCGTAATGCATCCCTATAAAGAGTTTTCCAGTGTGATATTGAGAAGCAACAACTTCAATTTTCCATTCAATCGAACCATTCCAAAAGCTAGCTTTCATAGAAAGGTAATCGAGTGTTGTTATCGGGTAAGGGACGTTAATAGCTCGAAATCCATTCAATGACTCAGGATTCGGACAAACGGGACGCGAAACAAAATCGCCACCAATGGGTTGAGACGTATTCCACTGGTAGCCGGAATCGTAATTCCAAAGGCTAAATAAGTGTTTAAGACTCATTTCATCAGTGTCGGTTGTGAATGTTTCGCGAGTGGCAGTTGTTAAAACGCCAGGTTGTAGTGCAAATCTCTCAAGATGAGTGATATTGGTAGAATTGCTCATATAACCAAAAGTCGAGTTCATTATGATTGGCGGTTCGAGACCGATGTTGGGTTTATCGAGTGAGGCACCATCTACTTTCGCAGATGCACCACGACCGATTTCATCAGCGGTAACGTTTTGCTGCATAGTGAGCGTGGCTACATGGTCAAATTTGTTCTTGTTGGTTGTGTATAAGGTGTTTCCTTGGGCATGCGAACGGTCGTGTTGCGCTTGATGGTTCTTCTTCATTAGCTGGCGAGCAGCAATAAAAGTGGTTCCAATAGGCGTTGGGACTTTAAATTCGTTGTCTTTGAATTCAACTGTGACAGAAACATTGACGGTGGTGGAACCGCCTGAACCTACAGCGAGTTGGTTAAAAACTTGGATGTACAGTGTTCCCAAAAAATCAAGGGCTCCTATATCTCGCAGATT